ATTTCTAATTCAAGTTCTGCAACTTGTTTAGGTAGTTCACTGTCTAAGGTTTCTACTATGTGAAAACTTTTTACTGTTAAGTCAGTTTTTTCATACTTGTCTAACCAATTATTAATTGTAGTTATTTTTGCCTGACAACTACTTAATTCTTTGCCTAACTCTAGCGTAATCTCTTTGAATACTTCGCTTGCACGGGTATACTTGGTAAGATTTAATATTTCTATTAAAAACTTTTTTCTAGCAGTATCAGCACTAGTTAAAAACTCTAGGCTGCTAGCATTACTTTGATAAACGATTTGTGCAAAACTCTTGTGATCTATGCCTATAATATCTTCAATAATCTTATAGGTTTGTGTAGCTGTATGCCCACTAATATCTTGACCATTTTTTAGCAATTTTACAGTTTGCTGTGCGCCACGAGTACACTTAATAGTATATTCATTGTTATCGCGCTCTAAATCTAGCTCTATACTATAAGATTTTTCTTTGATATATCTGTTAAGAATATCAGCTTTTTTAATACCTTTGCTATTTTTATTAAATAATACTTCTTCTAGTATAAGGGCTATGCTGCTTTTTCCGTGACCGTTTTTTCCTACTAGTTGCGTTAGTGGAGCTTTTACAAAGTTGATAACGTTATTAGCTCCATAACTAAAACAATTACTCCAACGTAGTTCTTTGATTGTTATCATTTTTCCAAAACTTCTTTTTATTTAAAAAGCCCAATTGCTCTACTAACAATATTGTGCTTTTTGCCTGTTCATAGTAATCAAACCAACGTTCTTGATCGCCGCAATCACGCTCAGCCATTATTCTAGCTACATAGATCATGTTGGGATGATATTCAGTCATTTTCTATTTTGTCCAGTTGATTTTGCACCTCAACCGCAGCACGCTCTACAGTTTCTTCAGGCAGGCCAAGTATATAGCGCAAGTACTCACGTACTTCTTCAATTAAGCTCATTTCATTGTCTAGCATCAATTGCACATCACTGGTACGCTTGATTACTTTGCGGTCAATTAGCTCATTATCTTCTAGTTCACCCAACTCCTGCAAATCACCCTCAACTTGATAAATTGTATGGTGATACGGTGTTGGCGGTTTAGGGTCACTGGCACTAACAGTTTTGCGTATAAGCTGCGGTAATTCTAGCCTAATCCAACTATGTTTAAGTGTATCTGTATCCAGTAAAATTACACCTGTGTCAACAGGATGGCGGTGAAAACTGGTAGTGACAGGGCTGCCAGGATAAAGAATATTGTGTTGACAATTTTCATAGCTATGTAGGTCTCCGGCTAATACTACATTCCAAGGTTTAAAAATATCTAAATTTACTTCAGGTGTTACATGTGGTGGTATTGCACCACGAACGTGAGTGCAAAGTACTTGGCCACCTTCAGGCCAAGGATTATTTTGTTCAAAGTCTTTTAGTTTGTTATAGGGTACAAATTCAATACCATAGTCACTATAGTAGTCATCTACTACTATAACTTTACGATTCATTAAATTAGTAGCTCGTGCTAGATTTGTTAAAAACGTTGTGGACTTTTTAACAGCTTCATGATTACCACTATAAATAATTGTATTTATATTACAGTGGCTAATCATATCAAAATAAATCTCTAGTTCATCCATACTAGGTAATTTGTCAAATACATCACCACCTATTACAAATAAATCTGCTTTACTTTGTTGCTCAGCTAATTGTTGCCATAACAATTTATATCTATTTCTAGCCCACTCTACAGGTACATTCTTTTGCCCTAATTTTATATGAATATCGGCTGTAAATAATACTTGCATTGTTTTTCCAAAAAGAATAGCCCAGTAACCTAAATTACTGGGCCCTATTATTAACCTAACTCTTTGATGGCTTCAGCTTGACTTTCATCCAAATCATCATCTTCAGCACTAGCTGTGGTGATTTTTTCTAAGAGAGCTTTTACTTCATCTGCTGTAGGTCTTGGAAACTTGTCGTCAATGTTTTGTGCACTATCTGCAGCTGCTCGTTCTACCTCTGTAAGGGCACGAGGCTTGCAACGTAATACTTGTAGTGTGTATTCGACATTAAATGCAAGTGGGCCAGTTTTTTGACGTTTAAATACTACATCCCAGCCTGTATCGTAGTCGGTAGGGTCACCTAAATCTTCTGCTGCTGTAAGAATTTGCTCAAACAATTTCTTCTTTAGATTAAGTGCTTTGACCTTACCATCCTTAGGATCGATACAGTTAATAGAGTAGCTCCAGCTGCATTTTAGATCAGGATAATAATCGGGTACATGATCCTTTTCTAGATTGTCGAACTTTTCTTTTTCACGGCTAAAGGCCAAGCACTCAATAGGAATATCTTTATTGTTAGTGCCTTTAGTCCAGTAAATATAACGTGGCAAAACTCCGCCAACTAATCTAACAGTATTTTCACCGTCTTTGTATTCGTAAGTTTCTACTTTGTTTGTAGCTGCTTTACCTTTAGTTTGTTTAAAGCTAAGTGCCATTTATTCCTCGTATTTGAAATATAATTTGTTGTTTGTAATTGTTAATAGCGGATTGTATTTTATTGCGTCGATTTTTAGGTCTGGATAATAACTTAAGTCTAAATATGTGTAACCTAAATCTCTGTATTGCTGATAGCTTCTACGTGCCGCTAGTTGTATATACTGCGATTTAAATAGTATATCTGTGTTACGATCAAAGAAAAGCTGACCAGGACTAGTTAAGTAACTACTTCCGCCGCTAAACCCAAGATTAAATCCCTTATAGTAATCTTCTAGTAATTCAACTAATTTTATTGCGTCGCCTTTAGCGGCGTGCTCTAATTTACTAAGATTGAAGCGGAAACTTTTTCTTTGATTCATCATATATTATAACACAATGTAGTGTCCCAGGCAAGTTAAAATTTCTATACCGATACTATTTCCCAGCCCTTTTTCATGTACAGTCCTAGTCTGTCATTATTTTGCTTTTTATCTGCCCAGCCGCTAAATTGAATATCTACTACTATTGGATTTAATTTACCTGGATGTGGTCTCATAATTCGGCCAACGATTTGTTCTAGTAGACTGTCATTACTCATTGGTACTGCTAGGATGACACAACTGAGTATGTTAATTGAGATTCCTTCGCTGAAGATTTGGCGGCTACCAGCAATGCACATTTTTTGTTTTGTGAGGATTTGCTCTTTTGCATATTGGCGTTCTTCAAAGCTGGTGTCGCCAGTAACCAACAAACACGTTTCTCCAACATATTCTTTTACTTTCTCCAAGAATTCTACGCGATCAGCTACTACTAGTACACTATGTCCATGCTCAATGTGATAACTGGCCAATGCACTAATATATTTTCTGTAATATTCGCTTTGTGTTAGCTCATTGATTTTTTCTACCCAAGGCACATTGTGTTTTAGTGTAATATTACTTTTTACTAGGTGCACTACTGGATTTATAGTATTGGCCTGCTCTGGCTTAAATATTGTTGTACCAAAGTAGTCTTGAAATATTACATGTTTGCCATCTTTACGAATCATTGTGCCACTTAATGCTAGTCTATATCTAGCATGAAAGCTGTCTATAGTTTGACTAAATGTACTAGCAGGGCAATGATGTGCTTCATCTAAAATGATCGTGCCAAATTCTTTGTTAATCTTTTCTAAATTTTTTACTATACTTTGTACATTGCCAACTACAATAAAGTGATCTTCTACGTCAAATGTGCCACTGCCTACTAGTCCAGGTGTTAATCCGAACAATGCTTCAATTTCTTCACGCCACTGATCCCGTAGCGCAGTAGTATGCGTTACTACAAGTGTTTTTTGACCCCATTTGCGTGCAATGTGTAGTGCAGTAAAAGTTTTACCCCAGCCTACTAAGGCATTAATAAAGCAGGTATCTGTAACTTGATCGTATATTTCTTGTTGATCTGGTCGTAAACTATACTTGGCTGTAGGAAAGGGTACAGGATTAGTTACTCGTTTATCTACTATAGTATAACCTTCAGGTATTAGGTCTGTGCGACCTTGCGGTACACTTAATATGCCACCAGTAAAACTTTTATAGTTTTTAATAGTTTCTACACTAACAAACTTCTTAGATCCAGTATTCTTTTGAATTTTATAGGTTAGTGAGTTCATTATAAATTTACTAGCAGCACTACCTGGATTATCCATGTAGATTCTATTACTAATAATAGCTTTCACACTAGTCTCCAGGTTGTTTTAATTGGTTCACTGTAATATCCGTATAATAAATTGCTACCGCTATAAGTTAGTATACCTGCATAAGGCTCGGTATCTTTTGGTATTTGTAGACTTTTAAAGCGTTCAGCTAGACCTGTAATTTCTAACACACATCCTATGCCCTGCGCGGGTAAAACTTGTTTGATCCTGTATGTAGCCAGCTTGGCGCGCGTAGATTTTTTGTGCTGAAATAGTTGTCCACTGCTGTCAATAAACCAGGTAGTAGACTTGGCTAATTTTATAACATCTTGTAAGAAATATATTGCTGTACCAATAGGAAACAGTTCTTTACCTATCTGTAATCTGCGTAAGCCAAGAGTTGGTTTATCAATATTTTTATCATCTACTACGCGATACCTGTGTGTAAAGGTTACTGTGTCGGTATCTATATATTGTTTACTATAAAAAATTAAGCCGCCTAGCTGCTGCGGCTCACGTTCGCCTAGTCTAAATACGGGCCAAACTAAGTCCTTCAGTCCTGTAGGTTTCCTCAAAATGTCCAAAGCTATAGTCATCTCCAATGTCTTGATCTACACCAATAGGAAAGCCACTAATATTGCAGCCCCAGTCATATTGAGTATTTTTTCGTAAAATGTCACAGTATTTTTCTACATGCTCGGTCTTAACAAGTGCCACGATTGAGTCATGGACAAGCATGAAGATTCTTGCGTCAAGTCCGCGCTCGATAATTTCTCTAGCAGTTCCAATAGCTCCGAGTAGGTTAACGTCACTTGCCAGCGATTGGATTTCTGAATTAATTCCACTTCGTACTTCGTGGGCTGCGATTCCTTTGTCACTGCTGAATACGTTAGGAAGCCGTCTTTTTCGGCCAAAAAACGAGTAAGTATATCCATTTTGTTGAATAAATTCTTTGCGGGTATCTAACCACTGTTTAAGTTTCTTAAAAGTTGTAAAGTACTGCTTAATATCATCACGGGCACGATCTACAGGGTAGTGTTGACCTGTTGCTTTAGTAACTGTTACACTAACCTTATCTGCTCCGCTGCCATACAAGATACCAAAGCTAATAGCCTTGGCACTTTGACGCATATCTGGATAAATCTTTTTTACCTGCTCAACGTCGCAGGGTAAATCAAATACCATTTTAGCAATACTACTGTGAAAGTCACCGCCATCAGTAAACACTTTTTGCAGATTCTTGTCTCCACTGAGCACAGCAGCATAATACATTTCAGCAGTTCTTAAGTCTTGCGAAACAATCTTGTAGCCACTTGGAGCTTTGATACAACCTTTGATAATAGGGTCATCACGCGGTATCTGTTGCGCATTAAACTTTCCACTACTACTAAGACGGCCACTAGTGGTAAAGATAAGATTAAAATTAGTACGAATCCTATCATCCCTATCAAGCTCAGGAAGTATTTTGTGTATATATGTGTTTTGGATTTTGGATAGTTTACGTACTTGTAGGATCGCTTTAGGAAGCTCATGTTCTTCACTCAATTGCTCTAGGACTTCTGCATCTGTACTAATAGCACCTGTACTAGTTTTCTTACCAGTTGGTGTTAATCCAACATAATCAAATAGTATACTACGCAGTTGCATAACACTGTTAGGATTGAACATTTTCTGTTCATTATTTTCAAACAGCTTAACTTCGTCAAAAGTATAAATATGCTGTTTAGCTTCTTCAATCTTGGTAGTTAGGTAAGTATCTGCTAGTTGCATACGCTCACGACTAATAGGTATTCCTACTTCTTCCATGTCCATTAAGAATAGAGTACCTGGAATTAAGATTTCTGTGTATACTTTATGTAGGTTAGTATTCTTTTGAACAATAGGCCAAAACTTGTTGAATAGCTCTAGTGTAACTGCTGTGTCTATACTAGCATATTCGCTGATAATGTCAAAAGGAATTAGGTCATAGGTAAAGTTCTCATTGAGCATACCATGCTGACGACAGTACTCTTTTTTAAATTCATCCAGTTTAGCGTCATAGTCACCATAATCGGTATATTTTAGTGCTAAGTCTTTTAGGCCATGACCATCAGTTTCATCAAGCACATAGTGCATAACCATAGTGTCATGTACTCGTGTACGGTCAAAGTCTAGGCCTAGGTGATATTTCAGCATTTTATAGTCAAATTTCATATTATGAAAGACTATAGTAAAACGGCTACAAATTTCTTCTAGTAATTTAAAGGCACTCTCACCAATACAATCACAACTAATATATCTGCCGTGATTTAGCTTATAACTTATACTAACGCCTAGTACATATCCATCACGGGGATATAGGCCTGTAGTTTCTGTGTCTATAGCAACCACACCTTGTGCATTTTCTAAGACTTCTTGGAAAAAGGCATAAGCATCTTCTTCACGGTCAATACCGCAAAAATCACCTTGCTTAACACCCTTAACTTCACCGTTAATATGTTTGTGTATTTTGTCTAGGGCACGTTCAAAGTCTGGTTTTCCCTCTGGCTTAAATGCCAGCATTGCAGGATTGCTAATAGGTATAAACTTTTCGTTTACTAATTGACCTGCGTAATTTGTAACACTAGTAATTTTGGCATATTCTTTAGCCGCTTCAGCACCTACCAAGATCACTAGGTCATAGAGATCAGTATCTATATCAAGATCAACGTCTTTTTTCAGCAATTTAGTAATTGGCTTTGAACTCATGTGAAAATGCTCAAAGTCAAACTGAAAATAATCTTTATATCTGGTTCTGTTAGGGGCTTTATCAATTACAGCAATTTTCATTGAATATACTCTTTTATGCTCATTACATCAAATTGATCTAATTCACCAGGATCAACACCGTCTGGCAGCTTCATTATTTCTACTATAAAATCATCTTCTTCTAGAACCGGCTTAAGTTGTTTTGCTGCTTTTTCGCCTGCTTCATCGCCGTCAAATAAGATGTATATGTTTGTAACACCTTGTGCTTTAAATGGTAATAGTTTTTGTTTTGCAGTATTTTGCAATGTATTTGTGCCAAAACAGCAGACCGCATTTTTAATTCCTTTATCATAAAGATTAAGCATATCAAACACGCCTTCTACTAAAACTATACTGCGACTTGGTTCTTCTAGGTAGCTGGGAAATAGTGGTAGTTGTACTCCACTGGGGTAATTTATATATCTAGGATTTACATTACTAAGTGTATGTCTGCCGACAAACACTTTAATTCTATTAGTAACATCTTGTATAGGAAATACAATACGATCTTGTAGTTTTTCTACTTGATTGGTATAGAACGCATTAAAATGTTTTAGTGTACTAGCACTAATGCCACGAAATGGTTTAGTCCACGGAGTGTGCCCTAATGGTATGGCAATCTCTTGATTTGCGCTAAGTTCTTGTAATTTCTTCTTGAGATTAGCAATCCTAAGTGGCACAGGATTAGTAAAGACCCCAAAATATTTAAAGATGTTAGTTTTAAACCCACAACTAAAACAATGGGCAGCACCACTAACACGGTCGATTCTAAAACTAGGATTATTATCTTCATGCTCTGGATTTAAACATTTAATTAGGTAATCACGGCCACTTACACTATAGCCTAGGCCGTTCTTTTGTAGTAGTTCTAGGATTGGATCACTCATTTATGCGTCCCAAGGTAAATCTGCTGCTGTGTCGTCTTGTTTAAGATCTTTTTTCTTTCCGGCTTTTTTAATTGTTTCTTTTTCTTGTGGTTTGTCAATACTTTGTGGACTAATTCTAAGAGTTTCCCAGTCTATTGGGCTAGTAAATTTCATCTCTTTTCCGCCACGAATTTTAGTAGTTTCAAAACTAATAGCATTGCTGCTTTTATCGTGTGCTTCCATTACCAGTGCAATATCTGCCGCATCTAAAATACCTTTAGCAAATCTTGCTTCACCAGTTGCATCAATCTGATAGGGACTTACTAGTACAACTTCATACTTTCTTGCCAAATTCTTTAGTTTCTTAGACACTTCAATCTGAGGCTTCCAGTCATACATATCCGCGCCTTCAATCACAATTTGATTTAAGTAGTCTACCACTACAACTTGCAATTTATCACCAAATTTAGCTTTAGCTTTACCAATATGTAAATCTATACTGCTAATAGTTAAATCTCTGTCGTCAACAATAATCATTTGATTGTCTGGCTTTAACTGATGATTACGCACTAGTTGTTCTTCAAACTTAAATCTATCGCGATGACGCAAAAAATCTAATACAGTTTGATCTGATTCTTGAAACATACCTGCTCTGGCTTTTACCACTTTTAGTACTTCTTCATCTGTTAGTTTATTCTGTTTTAATCGCTGTAAATCTACATTTGCTAGTATGCTAAGGTTGCGTTCCATAACCTCATAAGCGGTCATTTCAATTGAGAAATATATAGAACTATTCCCATTCTCATACTGATTAATAAAAATATTACTACTAGTAATACTTTTGCCGCTGCCTCGTTTACCGCCGATGAGTATGAGTTCTTGTCTAGCCACACCGCCAAGTACAGCATCAAAAGTATTATTAAGTCCCAAGTAAACACGTTCTTTCTCCAAGTCATCGGGATGCCTAAATAACATCATATCAGCCATAGTAAATACTTTTTCACTGGTATGTGTTTTTTCCTCTATAGTCATAGCTATAGTAGACAAGTTCTCTTTTATTTCATTGCTGTCATATAGCGGTAATTTATCTACAAATTTATCTAATAATTTTACAGTTTCGTTTTGCGTATATTGATCTATTAAGGCATCTAGTGCTATTTCTGCTGAAACGTCAGGAACCTCAGTTAAGCGGAGAGTCGCTAACGTCTTAGACGCTGGCCCCTCCCTTAGTGTTAATGCTAGATCATCAAAACTAGGTACCTGATGGTACTTTTCGTAATGTTTATTGATTGCACTGTAAAGAGAGGAATACGCAGGGTCTAAAAATACTAGTTTGAGCCGCGCCCATAATTCTAGGTTTTGCTCTGCTAGTAGTTTATTTAAGACTACTGCACTTGTATCCAAGTTTAACCTACTTTCGATTCATTGTCTATAATTACTTGATCTATAATTTCCGTTACTTTATAAAGTACTTCTTCTCGTAGTTTTTTAATATCTTGTTGATAGCTTGCATCTCGTTCAAATAAGAGACTAAGCTGTTCATGTGTTACTAGTTGTTGTAGGCCAAAGTAAATATGGTCATAGGCCATTGTTGACTCAGGCATTACCTCAACTTGTGCTGTACGTCCATAGTTATCAGTAGCTAGTTTTACTACTTCTTCTACTGTAAAACTCTGATTGTCGTGATAGGTAATTGTAACTTTCATACTGAGCCTAAAAGTAAAAAGGCTGGGAGCTTTTTACGTCTCCCAGCCTGGGTTTTGTTGCCTAATTAAGCAGCTTTGGCTTCTGCTTTAGCACGCTTAGCAGCTCCATCGTAGTCTGCAACTTTAATACCGCGACGGGTTAAAAGTGTCTTAAGACCACGTTCTGTTTTATCAACAGCAGCTGCAATTTCTGCAACGGTCATTGAATGAATCTTGCTGCCAAGTTGGGTAACAGGATCAACATTCTCTTTTGCATAACTGTTCTTTTGCGCAGGAATCTTAGCGATTTGACCCTTACGAGTAAGGCTAAGAGCTTTACCGCGAACGCTTGCTACAGTCTTGTTAAGGGCTGCGGCAATATCCTCAATAAACGCACCTTTTTCAGCCATTGCAATAAACTTAGCTTCTTCAGCATCAGTATATGTACGAGCAACTTCTACTTTTTCAGCAGGTTTAACACTGCCAGTAAGCTCAAGGGCTAACAACTTGCCTTGAATCTGTTTTGGAGTAAACTTGCCGTCCATGAATTCTTCGGCGATTTGTTTGTAGGTAAGTTCACCAGTGTTGCTAATAACAAACTCAGCAAGCTCGGCTCCCTCATCTTCTGTAAAGGCACTGGTTTTTTCTTTGGCCATACTAGCAACTTCGATCTCAAGTTGACGTAGTTTGCTAGCAACGCTACGAGCAGTAAAATCTGCGCCAAGTGATTCAGCAGCATGTTCAACAGTAGCGGCACTAACAGGACGCTGGCTACCAACAAGTTTCATAAGTTGGTCAACAGTAGCGTCAGACCATTTTTTGGCTTTTTCAGTCATTGATATGTTCTCTTAAAAAAGTATTTAAGTTTGTGATAATTTGTATTCCGAGTTGTTCGGCTTTTTTACGTTTTGTACTACTTTTATCTTCTTCGTCAACCAAATAATCCGTAGTTTTAGTTACAGATTCGCTAATACGAAATCCGTGATCTGTTAGTTGCTTGTAGGCTTCGGCTTTAGTTTTATAAGAAGATAATTTGCCTGTAATACATACAGTTTTACCACTAGTATTTACTACAGGCATTTCACTGCGAAATGAAAAAGGTAAGAACTCTCGCATTTCTTGGAAATCTAATTCAAGCCAGCTTAGTAGATTTTCTGTTACTTTATCTCCTAGTCCAGCTTGTTTACAGGTTTCTAAGTTAATTTCATCAATATGATTTACTACACTGCTAATCTTGGTACTGGCAGTATTGCCAACAAGTGGAATACTAAAACTTGCTAGTACTTGATTAAGTGGGGCACTGCGGCTCTTTTCAATCTCACTGAGAAGTTTTTCAGCAGTTTTAGTACTACTTAATTGATTAGCAACTTCTGCTTGATCTAAGTAGTAGATTTCAGTAATGTCTGCTAAGCCCAACTTTTCAATAGTTTTTGCGCCCATACCTTTGATGCCCATTGTTTTGCAAAAGTGTTCTACACGCTTGCTAAGTTGTGCATCACATGCCTGGTTGCGGCAGAATAGCTGATCGTTGACCAATTCAAGTTTGTAATTACAACAAGGACAATGTGTTGGTATTTCAATCTTCATATTCATTTTTTAACTTAAGATATTATTATACAGTATTGACTACATTGTTACAAGCTAAAATTTTCTTTGCCTGGGCCAACAAAATTTACGCATCAACTTTATGCAGTATGCAAGGTATGATTTCACCTGCCCTGGCTACAGCTACTGTGTCACCAATACGCAAGTCAAGGGCTTCGATAAAACCTGGATTGTTTAGTGTAGCTCTGCTGACTAGTGCATCACCAATCTTAACAGGTTCTAGGATAGCCACTGGGGTAACTTTACCACTTTTACCTACTTGCCACTCAACTGCTAGTAGTTTGGTTTCTACGTGCTGTGCACGTTCTTTGCGAGCATATGCACCACGAGGATGTTTGCTAGTATATCCCATTTGTTCAAACTGATGATTATTATTCAGTCTAACAACAATGCCGTCACTAGGATAAATCTTGGCAAGTTCAGGTTCTAGTACAGTGTTAAATCCTAGTTGTTTAAGCACACGCATATCACCAGACCAGGTAGGGTCTAGGCTTGGTGTTATTTGATAGGCAAAGAACTCAATTGCCCTGGTTTTAAACTCATCCAAGTCTTTGAGATTTAAGCTGCCTGCTGCATAATTACGGCTATTTTCCACATGCAGTGGAGCCACAATCTCGCCAGTAACTTGTACAGTTACATTACCAAGATTAATTCTTAATGGCACTAGACTACCGTGCTCATACATTTTATCTGTAATGACCTGACCCTCAATACCATCACCACGAGTAAGTGCCTGCACTAGTACGCCGTCTACATATAGCAGGCTAATAGCTGCACCATCTAGTTTGATGCTGGTAGTAACGTCTAGGCCTGCTAGTGGATCAGCTTTGCCTTCATCTTCATAGAACTTTTGCAGGCTATACATGCGGTGTACGTGCTTATCTTTTTTGCCATGCACAGCCGCTCCAACTTTGTTATAGCCGCAACCCTCTGCTAGCATGTCAAACATGTAGTCTGGAATAGTGGGTGTACCTTGATAGTACGCTTCACTTGCTTTATCTAATAGTTTATGTAATTTATTCATAAATAATATTATAGCAGTTTAGGGTCTTTAGTTCAAGTTATTTTTTTGTAATGTGATTATGAAAGAATTTAATTACTTCTTCACCTTCAGCTTTGGCACAAATATCCAACAATCCGTATAATAAACTATGTATATTTTCAATACTAGCAGGTATACTAACGCCTTCTCTACTAGGAATCCATTCGCCTTCATAGCTTAGAAAGTATTTACGAAGTTGTATATAAGTAACTTCTCTAAAGTCATTAATTACCAGTCGTACTTGAAAACCTTTTTCTAGATTTTCTTCTATTAGTCTCTCATACAGTATGTTACTGTCCATTTAACGCCTCCTATAGATAATATTTAAGTTATTACCTATAGCCGTTAAATAGTTTTGATCTAAAACATTAAAATATTCACTAATTAGTTGTTTGTGTAAATTTCGTGATTCACTACATTTACCCCACCACCAACCAGATATAGCTTTTTGAAAAATTAAACCATGTTTTCCTGGATATTCTACTAGATTTATATATCTGTGATCTTTATCACCACTGCTTAATATTAGGCCTAAATTAGCATATGTATAGCTTGGAATCCACTCTTGACTCCACTCATGATTTCTACTCATAAAATAGTATGCTTCTGGCCTATTAGGAAATACGTTAATTGCATGACTAAATAATGTACGTACTGTATGTCGTCTATTTCCAGGTATTTCCAAACATCTACCAGCTTTTATCAAACTGTAATATTGTAAATCTTGATTATCGGTACGTTCAGCAGCTCTTAGATAAAATGATAATGCACCAGCAAATTGTCCTGCTGTATAATAATAGTCTGCGATGATACGATTATTATTTGCATTTTCAGTATCTGATGCATAAATACGAAATAAGGTATCTAAATCTTCTACGTCAGACATATTTGCTCCATTACATGGCAAGGTACACTAAGTACAAAAGAACAATTGTCTTGAAATCCAAATGTTAATATGAAATTATCCCTAAATTTAGTCATTCCAGTACAAAATTCTATATCACCGTTTAAAAAACTAAACTCCGGAGTCCATTTATGAACATTCCAGTCATTATCCCAAAAGATCAAACAATGTCTATAAATGGCATTTTTAGCGCCAATTTCTGACTTAAATAAATTGACTGTGTGTACGCAAGCAAAACTAAAGTTATCATTTAGCCTAATTACTTGTGATCCGCCTCTAAAGTCTTTATAAAAGTCTCTATGAGTTCCAAGATGAACTGTTTGTGTTGTGTTATTTTCAGTATCTACTTTTACAATTTCTGAAGGATTACACCATTTCATGTAGTGAAACGGCATATGCTCTATTGGCATCCAATTTTTTTCACAATAGCTATTATCATCGCCAGTAGATTTTATTCTATATCTAGAAAACTCTTTTGCACTGTCTGCATTAAGTTCTATACCAGATAACTCCATTCTACCTTGTCCATGTGGAGTAGTGTCTCTACGAACTCCGGTAGCATACAATATATTATCCCATCTAACTACTCTAACATCTTCTAAACCTACAAATTCCCAAATAGGTTTAACATCTAGTTTACTTGTGTCAATTTTTGATACTTTTTGAATACTAAGATTATCTTTATTTAATTCGCATAAATAATTAGTTGTCGTAAGGGTCATATCATTTTCTGGGTTTAGATAAGATAGAGGGCCCCACTGTGAATCAAATACACACTTTTCTGCATGATAAAGCGTGTATTGGCAGTGTCTAATATTTACTAATAATTTATCAGTTGCAACGTCATAGTAAACCGATGGATTAAATATTCCAGTACCATTTGTAAGTTTAAAATCTAGAAATAATGGCTGTATACTACCACCACTTTCTAGTACGAATTTAACAAAATTATTGTACATATACTACTTACCACATATTAACATAATATCAGTGGCACTATATCGCTCCTTCATACCCAGTTCAATACAGCTTTGCTTTTGTGCATAGCTGCCTGCCATAGGTGCTCCAATTATTAGTACAAAAGCCACTACAAAAATTATTACACCAATTGCACCTTCTTTAAACGTGTTACTCATACCTGTACTCCAAGTTCTCGAATTTGTTGCAAACTGGCTAATTCGTAAGCAGGCTGCCAACAATATTGTTTTTGCTTTTCGTCCATTAGCCACATATGATATATCCACCCGTGTTTCTCCGATAATTTTTCACTGTAAATTTTTGCAAGTGATAAATATCTAGCACTCCACACAACCTCTCCAACTTCAAACTTATCACGAGTAGCACCATCTGGTATAAGCTGTGGATTAAAGTAGGTTTGACCAGGTACACGTAATGGTACACTATACTCTTCTAGCACTTGTTTTACAATAGTTACGCCGCGATATGTACTCTTAGTAATACTATCAATAGTGCCACCACTAAGATATTCTTGTATAATAAATATCTTTTCGTCTTTGGTAACAGCTTTGCCACGTAATTTAGCACGTTGTTCAGCAGTTCTACGTTGACGTTCCTTAAACTGCTCAATAATAGTAGCAAGTCTAGTAGTGTTATACGTCATGCCAAGCATTTGACAGGCATCTTTTTTAGTAATTGGTTTTTTACCTTCTTCAGGTTCTAGCAATCTGATTACGCGACTAAGATTGCTATCAGTCATTTTTTCTTCTTCAAGCTCAGTTCTTTTACGTACTCTAGCCACTAGATTCTCCAGAAGTAAAAGGCGGCACTAGGCCGCCACAATTAAGCTGCTTTTAAAACACTGGCAAAATAAACTGCGGCTTTGCCGGTAAGTTTACCAAGAATGTCGTCGTCGATAGGGCCGCCCTTAGCTTCAATGGCTGCTTTAAGTGCTGCAATCGAATCCTCTTTACTTACTCGCTTACTGCCTTCACCTGAAGCAGTCTTAGTTGTCTTAGTTGAACCTGCACTAGAGTCTTTCTTAACATATACTCCAGCTTGTACTAACACCATACGTACGCCGTTTGGTGACATTTCAATTTCTTCTGCAATGTCCTTGATGATTTCAGTTGAGCTTTCAGGGGTTGGGCCTGCCTGCTCATACATTTCAATAACTTTAGCTTTGAGTTCATCTGTCCATGCGCTTTGCGTTGCCATAATAATTCTATTCCTTTAGTGTATATTTGGGTTTTGTTTTGGATTAAGTGTTTCTATTAAATCGCGTTCTAATAATTTATGATACATTGCTTCGTTACTAGCAACTAACATATAAAGTAGGCCGCTAGGAACTAAACTATCTGGCAACTCATCTAAAGTTTTGTTGTTTTCAACACACAGTTGCTCTAGTTTAGTACGGAGTTCTATACCATATTTTACTGTTTCATGTATTTGAATACTGTCCCATATTCTAAATTTAGACATACTCTACTTGAACATCGCTCATACCTTCAGGCTTAAATCGCCTGTAATTATGTTTGAGATCAAATTCCTGTAATAGTTGCATTGTTTCCTCGTGCTGACGGCGACGTAATTCACCCATTGACTGAGCAAACTTAGCAAATTCGTTATTATCGAGACTAGTTACGTCCCAACCCTCAACAAAGGTTGTTGGGGTTACAAGTTCAATAACTGCTCGTTTACTAACATCACCAGCTTGTTTAGTGTAAGTAAATTCAAGTAGTTTCATATGTAGCCTTTCATCGTCAATAGAAATAATATTATACAGTATATAACTACTAAAATCAAATAAAAAATTTTAGTCTTGTTTTAGTACTTCGGAGCGTAATGCTTCTCGAAATAGCTTGCCTTTCTCTTCGCTAAATATAGGTATAAATAGACTAGGAGCTACTAGAATAGATATACATATGTATGTTACACTGCTAATAACAGGGCTGCGTGTAAAAGTATTGTTTATGCCCAATCTTTTAGCTTCACTGACTATGGGTACATAAAAGAATAACCAACAACATATACCTGTAGTTATTGCAAATACTAGGTATACTGTTAGTGCATCCATACTGGGCGACCGTACCTATCGTGCGCTCGCGCACCAATTGAAAAATCTACTTTGCTAGTTTGATTAGTTTTAGTACCAGTTTTGGGTTTATTGTAGCCGGATAATGCTTCTAGCTGAAGCTTATGATTGCTATTGAACATATCACGATTAACAAATCCTGCAAAATCTTTGAACAACTTAGCAATATGAATATTGCCTGGAGTCCACTGTGGATCTTTAGGTGTTTTACGACGATACTTAATATTTTGAGTTGCGCGCTCAGCTACTTTATCGTTAGGATGTTTTTTAATATGTCGTGCTAGTTTACGCTTGCGATTAACTTCCCAGACTTTATTACTTTTGTATCTTGACCAGTAGTTTTGGTCACTTTTACTACTAGTTTTACCTTTTGCCATTTACACCTCAATACAATTAATTAATGATTCCTCTGTATCCCACAACCAATCTTGTAGGTCAACTGCACTATCAATACCATCCGGAACATGGTCATAGTCTAGAAAAGTTAGCATTGCATCTAGTGGGTTTACACCCCAAACAATTTCTAGTTCAATGTTTTCATCTTGAGGATGTTGAAAAGCAACAACATATTTTTTATCGTACTCCATAGTCCTTTCCTTGAATATCGAATAAATATTATAGCAAACTACAACCAACAAATCAATATAATTTTTTTACAACAAAAAACCCAGCCTAAGCTGGGTTTTGTTTTTTGGTGCCCCCTCACGGAGTCGAACCGCGCACCAACGGATTATGAGTCCGCTGCTCTAACCATGCATGAGCTAAGGGGGCTAAAATCCTGTATACTTATAGCGTACAAAGTCTAGGTTATACTTTGTGTAACCCAAGTCTTTTTGTTCATTGTTGAATGGATATTTGCTAGGGTTAAATTCAACCCATTGCTCGCCCCATTTTGCACCTATATACCAACTTTCATTTATATGTCTAGCAAGATCAATTTTATCTTTTAGGCTCATATCTTCTCGCCAGGTTTGACTACCGCTTATAGCATACTCAAAAGTATCGCCATGGTAGTATGGCTTATTTAGATAAGCTATAGCAATAGGATCATGTACAAAACGAAGTAGATAATCCCAATCTTCGCAATAGGCAGGATATAAGTTTTCATCGAATAAGCCGTACTTTTGAACTACCCAATCTTTTATTAAGAATATGTCCCAAGTACCTATGCCGAACTCACCTGGAGAACCATGTACCATACCAATATTTGGTTCTTGGGCTTTGTTATACATATCCTCTAAAAATCCGCTGGTAAAAGCTACATCGTGGTTGGTGATTATCCAATATGGTTGCATAAAGTAACTTTTAATAATTAAATTCCAAGCTCCTGCACAACCTATATTTGTTGGCATATGACAAACTTTTATAGACTTTATGTACTTATGATCTCTGCAAAGATTATCTAACTCTTTTGTTATTTGATCTCTGCCGTTGTTATTAAATATAACAAAGTTATCTACTGGATAGTCTATGCTGTCCAGTAGACGCATCAACCAATGCACCCCATTGACAATGGCTGTACCAATTACTGGTATACTAGACATTATTAGTTCTTTCTAGTATAGTTAAGCCGTTGTTATTTGTTCTGTGCAGTAAAAATTTCCAGTGTGGATTTTCTATTATAAATTCAATTATTGCAGGTAATAATCCTAGTTTAGTATCACTTGCCTCATCTATAGTACCATAGGTTTGAGTATCATGAAATGCAAGATATTTTTTAGCTTTATTGCCGTGTAATTTTAATTCTTGTTTTAACTGACTATATGAGTGCCATGTATCTATAAATAATAGATCGGTTTCCTCAATATCTAGACGTAATACATCTGCTTTAATATAGTTAACATTTTTTCCAAGTTCTTTGGCTATTTCAAACAGCTCGTTAACAGCAGCGTCTAGCTCTAGGTCATAAGCAGTAAATTTAGCACTAGTAGTTAAAAACGCTCTAGTACTATCGCCAAAACGAGTACCCATTTCAATAATGGTTGAACAATTTTTAGCTAACTCTTTTAGCACTGGCAGGTGTTCGTTAATATCGCCTTTAGTATTACATGCGTTAATATATTCGCGTTCTAGAATAGCATGTTTACTATTTTCTTCTGGTAATAGATAGTCTTTAATATTGCTAAACAAAAATATTTCTTTAGGCAATAGATCAAGTTTATACTCCTTTAACACAGTGTCTACTTCTCCACTAGGAGATATAGTGCCTATGCTAGGTTCTTCATTGTGAAGCTTTACCATTTCATTACCATTATAGCTGTTACCTTTAATAAAGGTAAAACTATCGTTATAATGTGTAAAAGATTTACGTTTAATGTTTCGCTTTTCTACTCCGCCCATCCAACTAAAATGCCAGCCCATATCTTCTACTTTAACACCATCTTGTTGTAGATAGCTAATAGTAAATGGATTGTCAACATTTGATCTTATTTGAGTAGGAGTAGCTTTGGCTAGGTGTGCTTTTGTACACATAAACATGCCACCATCCCAACGCTTAAAAGACCCATCTGCTTTGTAAACACGCAGATTGGCTCTGCCTTCTAGATGTACTAGTGGTACTTTTATAATAAATCCTGGATTACTTATAACTGAGCTACTTAGCCAGTCTAGGTATAGTGGGTTAATAATTTCATCACTATCGCTTATCAAGAACAGCGTATTGTCATCATAGTTATTTACTACTTGTAATAAGCTATCTTTCTGTAATCGCTCTCTGGTTCTTGCTCTAATTGACTGATGATTTTTGTTATTTTCATAACAATTAAATACATCAATTAATTCTACTGGTAGTTTATCGTCTTGCGGAATATCTAATTTTATAATTTCAATCTTTTCAGCAGGTAGTCCTAGTTCTACTATTCGTTTTTCCAGTTTATACTCTAGTGGTATGCCGCTGTGAGTTTTATTAGATTCGCAAATAATAAATTTATCTACATAATCTTTTAATATATTGATTCTAAGTTGTAGTAATTCTTGTCCGGTTTGGTCAAAGTATGGAAAGAAATCTATAATCTGTTTTTGCATTATCTAACTCTTGTTGGTACTCGGTGACAGTTTCGAACTGCCGACCCTCTCGGTGTAAACGAGATGCTCTACCACTGAGCTAACCGAGTGTTTAAACCATTATTTTACTTACAGCAACTACTACTGCACTAATTCTACCAATATCACGCAGTTGCTCTACACTATAACCCGCCTTGCGAAGTGTATCGTAGTGTGCCTTTACACAAAATTCACATTTGCCTACAATGCTTGCAGCTAGGCTATACGCCTCAAATTTTTCTTTTGTAGTTCCAGCATGCGTACTAATTGCATTCATACGTAGTTGAGCAGGTAAGTTTTTTAGTTGTATATCTTTGGTCATCTCTACATATGGATACCAAGTATTATTCATAGCCATTAAACTAGCTGCTGTAATAGCTGCATTAGCTTCCTGATCATCGGTCATTTCACTGTGAATCCAAGTCCACAATTTATGATGACCAGTAGCAAAAGCTGCTGCTAGTGCTACGTACTCTGCTGTTTCTCCCAGTACACTACGTTTAATTGTAGTGTCTAGATTGAGTTTTATATCTTTAGCATAGTCTGGCATCTCAGCTTTAATACTATCTACCCACTCCATTAGAGTGTTGCTCCGCCTACACTTCGATTGCAGGCACAAAGTTCACCAGTTTGTAGTGCGTCTAACACACGTAGTGTTTCTTCTGGCGATCTACCTACATTTAAGTTATTAACCGTAACATGTTGAATAACATTGTCTGGATCAACAATAAAAGTTGCACGTAGTGCAGCACCTGCTGGCACATAAAATACACCAAGCTGTTCAATTAGGCTAAGATTTTTAAAGTCAAAACTATCGTGATCAAAATCACGTTGTTGACGCTGTGTATCAGCAAATTGAATATGCCTAATCTTAGCTAAGTCCTCATGGCTACGCTGCCAAGCAAGTTTGCAGAACTCATTGTCTGTGCTGCCTGTTAATAGTACAGCATCACGGTCTACAAAATCCTGAAACAATTTGTCATATGCCACAATTTCAGTGGGGCATACAAATGTAAAATCTTTGGGGTAGTATACTACAACTTTCCACTTACCTGGAAAGCTCTGCTCAGTAATATCAAAAAATTGATCACTGCCTGGGTTGACGCCAGTTACTAAAAATGGTTTTAATTTATCGCCTACTGTTTTCATAAATACCTTGTGTTGTGTGGAGCGGGTGATGGGATTCGAACCCACGACATCAACCTTGGCAAGGTTGCACTCTACCAGCTGAGTTACGCCCGCAATTTAATTAATTCTACGTTAATGAACTTATATTTGTCCACTGACCACCGTAGTAGCAGTTTAGGGTCAGTTAACTTAATGTACTCTAAGCTATCAGTCTGCCCAGTTTTCGTCGTCTTCAGATTCTTCGCTTTTGTCTGCATAATCGCTCATTACTACAAGACTAACACCAGTGTGACTGGCAAGCTCTTCAACTAGAGCTGCTATTTTGTGTAGGAGATCAACGTGATCATAGTGATCATCTCCATCACACTCAAAACTAACACTTAATCCTGCATGTTTAAACTCTAGTTCCATAATTATCCTTTGTGTTGTGGTGGCGGTTGTTGGCTAATAAGGTCAACCGCCTAAACCCCAGCTTAGCTTATGCTGCTAAAGCAAATACCTCATCGTTGGCATTTATTTTGTTTGCGTCTACGGCCAGCTAGTGCTAACCCTACGGCTTCTGCATTGCCGAGTTGTCTGCCACAATACTATTTACTCCGTCGAAACCATGTCTGGCCCATCAGAAGTATACTGCACTAGCCAGTTGAATACAGCCGACCAGTCTTCCTTATCAGTGAAGTGCAATATACTTCTGGTGGACCAGGCGGGAGTCGAACCCGCGTCCGCAGTATGTTTCTATTAGCTTCATACAACTATAACTTGGTGCTGAATGTCGGATTTGAACTGACGACCTACCGCTTACAAGGCGGTTGCTCTACCACTGAGCTAATTCAGCAATAATGTAATAACCTATATAGCCTAATACGAATACTAGGCTAACGGCTTCTAATACAGTAAATGGTTGACTATTGTAAAAATTAACTAATGATCTTTTGATTTTGGCAAAGTTCTTCAAAACAATCCCACAATTTATTAAATTTTACCTCATAAATAGTTTCTAGGCCAAGTAAATAATTCTCAACCTGATCTTGCGTTGGGTTGGTTTCCATGTGTTCACGTAAGTGTTTAATCTCAGTGACTACTTCCCAATTTTTAAGTATCAACTGCTCTAGGTCAAATCGGTCGTATTTCATCGGTTTAATATAAATTTTAGTCTGTCAGCTGCATAGCTTGCAGCAAAAGCGTCTGGTTTAATCATTGCTTCAACATCGCAGGTACCACGAATATATCCTATAGCTTGCTGTACAACTTGGTTGCTAGCAAAACATTCCTGTGGATTAAGATCTAGGTGTATTTCTACGTGTCTATCCTCTATTACATCTTTAAGTTCTAAGAAGATTTCGCTAACCTTGTAAACTTCAGTCATTAATCTAATACTAGGTCTATTACGTTTTTGATCGTAATCACGTTCACGAACATGATAACCAAATATTTTACAGCCGTGTTTGCCGTCAATGTGTACTACAATGGCAACAGTATAGTCAGCCCACCAAATCTTATCATGACGAGTGCGCTCACTGTCTGCACCTAAGTAGATTTTACTTTCTTGGCTACTTTGACGTATATAGTCTTTTACTTCATTAATATCAAATTGTTTCACTTTAGCTCCTGGCTCCCCAGCGTGGGATCGAACCACGGACCAACAGATTAACAGTCTGCTGCTCTACCGCTGAGCTACTAGGGAATTATAACATTCTAGTATAGCTGCTATGTGCACATAGCAGCTATAGTGGAAAATTATAAACCAACCTCTACCTGTTTGTACGCGTCTTTCATCTTTAAGTAATTATTTCTAAAACTATCCCGCAACTGTATAAAATTTGTATATGCTTGTGGTCCGCCATTGCTTAAATTAAGTGCTGCCGCTGACAGATCATCAATATTACTCATAGCAATATCAAAATCTTCTTGCAATTTTGCCTCAGTAACTATTCTCATTCTATATGGCTGTTTCATTTTTACTGCTTCTTTAATTTATGTTAAAC